TAAATCACTTGGATCCTTTCCATCTAATTCTACAAGGTATACTTCTTTACCTTGGTTTAGTAAATATTCGCAATGTTTTAGTGATTGTTTTATAGCATCAGTATCTAATGCTATGTATATTTTTTTAACAGTTGATTGTACTATTCTTTTTAGTAGTGTAGATTGTATGTTTTTACCTAGTAAAGGTATAGCATTTCGTTTTATTGCTATAGCATCGAATGGACCTTCACATAATACTAATGGCGAATCCCAGTTTATGAATAATTCAAATGGTATTATGTCTCTTGAACATTCTGGGTTTCTGTATTTTACAAATGGGTCTTGTTCAAATGAACGGCCTGTAAAATAGTTTAGTGTACCATCTTTATCATATGATGGTATGATAACCATGTTAGTGTATCTTCCAAAACTACAATACCCAATATTGTATTTTATAATATCATCGTCTGTTAGATTACGTTTTCTAAGATAATTGTATGCTTGTTTTGCTTTCAAATCAGTGTTACCTAATATTTGTTTGAATTCTTTAGGTAATTCTACTATGTTTTCTACTATAACATCTTCTACATGACTACCTGTTTTAACTAGTTTACCTAGTTCTATAAACTTGTCAGGTGATACCTTAAGTGCTTTAAATAAGCTTCTTATTGTTTTACCTTTTTTACCACATACCCAACATTGGAATGGGTTAAATCCTTTCTTGTTTTCTGTGAAATTAACTTCTAGTTTTGGTTTATGGTGATTACAGAAAGGACAATGGTATGCTTGATTACCTCGTGCTGTCCTCTTCCCTGCTCCTAAAACTGTGTTGACTAGATTAACTAGTAGCTCATTTACCATGAATCGTAATATACGAACGGGGTTTTATAATTCAAAGTCCTTTGTGTAGAACTTTCCTAATACGTTATCATTAAAATATTCATCGGGTTTTTCTAATACCTGATGTACGAATTGCATTTGTGTTTCGTAGTATGTTAGTAGTTTTTTACTTGGTGCCGTTTTAACTATATGACGTTCAAAATTTTCTATTGGTTCTAATTCCATTACTTCTTTTAGTAGTTTATTTGAACCCCAATAATCTAACCAGTTTGATTCTTTTATTACTAGTTTGTAAGATGGTTTCCTACCTACTACACCTTCATATAAAGCTAAATCTTTTTTAGTTAATTTAACTTTGCGGTTAAAATATAATACTTTTTTACCTATATAGGCTTTGCCCGTAGGTTTATGTACTATTCTATAAACGAATCCGAATGTGTTATCTGGGAAATCTGAAATTGTTGATATTGGTTCTCCTTTGAGTCCTATCCATTCCATATATTTGTTTTAGTTAATACTAGAGATCTAAATTTACTAATATAGTAGTATCGCTTACATTTGAACTTTGTAAAGGTTGTGATAATTTTCCTACTGCTACTAATTGATTTGCATTGTTATATAATCCTACTGTGGTTATATAAGGTTGAAAATATGAACCTGTTAAAAAATCATAAACTATTCCACTATTTGAACTACCTGAAATAGCAGATGGGTTTTGTGTGTATGTAAATTCATTTGGGTTTAAAGTACATTTATATTGTGATTCATATATTGTTGTTGTACTTTGAAAAGAGCATGTAATATTACTACTTGTAGTAAAAGAATTTATATTATTAGAAGCTGAAGTTAATGTTATAATTCCATGTTCATATATTATATCACCCACTTTTAAACTAGCGCTTATTAAAGCTCCTTCCCCATTATCCGTATAAGATATACCTTCTGTTTCATATATAAATGTTCCTGGTTTGATATTTTCTCCAAATATATTTGATGGAATTGACACTATTCCTATTTCATCTCCTGATGATGTTGGAAAATATCTATTAGCTAATAAAGTGTTAGGTAAATAATTTTCATATGAGGGTTGAATACCATTTTGACCTGTAAGTACACCATCAATTCCTATTGATGATGTTAAAACTGGAGAGCCATTAGATCCGCTTAAGTAATTAGTATAATATAACTGTTTAGTTGAATTATATATTAAGGCTTGAGATTGAGTTGTAATTTGACCTGTTGTATCTGACCCAGAAATATAGGTAATATTTTTTCCTAAAAATCTATCTATACCGGCATTTGAAGCAGTGAAGGCACTTGCACCTTGAAAAGCAAAACTTTTATTTACTTTAAAAGGAGTTAAAATAACGTCTGAGGTAATTAATGACTTGAAAGCGCTCATTCATTTTAAAAATCTAGTTTCACCCTTATTAAACTTTCTTTTGTAAAGTCTTTAACTAAAGGTCTTGATAATTTTGCTACTGCTATACATTCATTTGCATCATTATACATTCCTACTGTAGTAACATATACTTGAGGATTATTAACAAAAGTATCATAAATTACAGCACCTGTAGAACCTGAAATAAATGAAGGGTTAGTAGAATAATTAAATTCTGAATTTCTTGCTCTAACAAAAACGAAATCTGATGATATTGTTTCTTGAGAATTAATTGAAAAAGCTTCAGCTTCGTTTAAACCATCAAATATTTTAAGATTATTTTCTCCATTAGTAACAGCAGAACCCGTACTAGCATATATTCCAGTTCTAGTTTCTATTGCTTTTGGATTTAGCAATATTGTTCCTAGCTCAGGAAATAATAAACCATATGAACCCGAATTTGGAGCAAATCCACCCGCGACATCGGAAACAGCATTACCATTTGAACCTGAAACTATTTGGAAAACTCTAGAAGAACCCATGAAAGTTTGGATATTAGTATCATTTGAGTTATCAGTTAATTCTAATAATCCTCCTGAACCTGATATTGCTATATTAAATGTTCCTGGGAATATGCTTTCTTTATATCTAGCTCTATCTATAGATACTACATAAAAATCATTTGGGGTTAATACATTTGAACCATCACCAAATATAAAAGATGAATTTTCATCTTCTAATACCATAGTCCTATATGAACCGTATATATTAGATGAAGGTGATAGATTTGGGTATTGAGTATTAAAAGCAGTACTTCCACTTCCTTTTATATTACCATAAGCAATATCAAATTGTACAGCTGCACCTACAGCTTCAGAACCTGTTTGATAGATTGCTAAATAATAATTACCCGAAGAGCCTCCTTTTTGAGCTGATGAAGTAAAAAATGATGTTAATGTTGGTGAATTAGTTGACCATGCTGTAGATTGTACTGCATCAGCACTAACTACAAAATCTTCGGCGTCTAGTCTTTTAAATCCCATATTTTATGAATTTGATGTTGTTTGTGTAATTGTAATAGGTATTGTTATTCTAGCTCCACTATCTAAACCTACTACAGTTAAAGTGGTAGTTAAAGTTGTATTAGTTCCAAATAATGTATTTACTGTGGTAGCTCTTAAGTTAATTACAGAACCTATTACAGTTGAAGATACGTTTGTACCTAATGTTGTTGTTGAAGTAGTATTTTGTGCTTGAGCCGCTTCAGACTGAATTCCAGTTCCCGTAAAAGTAGCCATTGTTCTAACGTCTGATATTGTTGCTGAATATCCAGAAGTTTCAAACGCTGAGGCATTACCTAAATAATTTAATGTTTGTGGTGTTACTGCTAATGAAGCTCCCTGTTTTAGTGAAATAGAAGAATAACCTAAATCTAATACTGGTAAAACTGCTGTACCTCTTGGCAGAGTAGCTAGTTTATATTTCATTGTTTGACTTTCATCTGAAAATGCTTCTAATAAAGGCATATTATCAATTGCCTGACCATAAAATGCAGAACCTGAGTTATTATTTGGATTATAAAGTGTATAATCTATTTCATCATCTGCAAGTGCAAATTGTGTTATTCTGAATGAACCGTCATTTTGAGCTAATAATTGTCTACCTTTTTTTGTTAATATAGCATCAACTGTTACTACTTGATTATTTAAATATCCCATTGTGTTTAATTATATGTTATAAATATGTGTATTATATGTTTCTAATCCAAATTACCTTTAAAATGTTTATTTTTGTGGTGGGATTACGTTATTTTCTGTTAAAATTTGTCTTGCTCTTGCTGGTAAAGTTGCATGAGTAGTTAAACTAATATCTGTTGGAAATAATAAACCTCCATCCGAATCTGTTCCAAGTGGGGTTGGTGCAAATGAAGATGAAGTATATAAAAGTATATTTACAGTTCCCGCAAAAGGTACAACATAACTAAATCCTGTAAAATTACTTGCTTCATTATCAGATGTTAAAAGAGTCCCAATACTATTAGATCCTGTATTAGCAAATGATATAGAAGTGTTTCTAAATATGTTAGGTTCTCCAAAAAAGTTAGCTGCTCCAGAGTTAGCACTAATAGAATTAGCATTACTTCCATAGAGTTGTCTTATTAAACCTACCATTTCAGGTTCACTATTAATTTCTAAAAGTTCTTCATCAGGGGAGATTAAATATTTTAAAGAAGCAACTGCATAATATTTTTGGTTTGCGACATTTTCTGCTGAAAATAAAGTTTTCCAATATGCTACAAAACAACCTGCTGATACTTGGGAAGTATATGAAGAATTATCTATATTATATCTAGGTGTTGAATTTGAACTATTATAATTAGGATTAATTATATTATTCATTGTATAGTGAGATTGTGGGACTTTTGCTTTTTGAGCTGTACCTGTTACTACTTGATTATAATTTACTGGTACTAAAGGATTAGTGCTGTAGTCTAAATCTTGTAAAAATGGATTATCTTGGTATTGATCTGCATTATTAATTAAGACATCACAATCTGAATTTATAAATTTTTTACTTAAATAAGGTTCTACTATATTTTCTAATTGTGAACCTTGAGCTGCAGATGAAGTTATGTATAATTGTCCTGTAAATTTTCCACCACCTGGGTTATTTAATGAAACTAAAGCTCCAAGATTATTAAGTCCAATGCTTCCTTCTTGTTTTACACCTAAAAATATAATATCCCCTGGGGTTATATTTGCTTTAGATATACTAACATTTCTAGTTATATTTTGAATAGGATCACCTCTATATAATTCTTGATTAGATGTTAATTGTGTAAAAGTAGTGTAGGGTTGTGAAGATTGAAAAAATTCTACTGAAGCAGATTCAGCCATATCTGGATCAGATTGATCTAGAGCAGCTTGAAAAGTTTGTCCTGGTGCAGTAATTCCTATAGAAAAATGTAAATCTTTTTTAGGTATAGTATTAATTTCTATCCATTGTTGTTCTAAGTTATAAAAATCTGTAAGTGTTTGGCCTCCAGTTACTGGAGATTTAAGATTAAATCTGCCTATTATACTATTACTACCTGTAGTAAAATCATCTAAACTAGCTGTAATTTGATAATCTAATGTAGTTGCACTTGTATTTGGGTTAGTAGAAGCATCAGGGGTATTAGCTAAATCTATTTGAAATAAGTAATAAGTTGGAAAATCTGCTCTGGTTAAAATTTTATAAACTTTATTTCCAGATGTAGTATAGGGAATAGTTATTTGAGTTAATGATTCTAATGTATTAGTTAAATCATTTCCATTTTGATCTATTCTTGCTATTTTAATATATTGTACTTTTTTTGCCATTTTTTATATATTAACCTGCACTTGTATTAGGTAATACTGGTGCTAAAGGTGATCCGGGTTCATCTCCGTAAAATACTTGTATGTACCCATCTAAAGGTAAATTATTATTTTGTAAAAATTTTCCTTCTGTGAATCCTGTTGTTGTATCGGGATATACTCTTACTTTATAATCTGCTAAAAATGGATTTATTTCTTTAAAAGGTTCACATCCTTCGTTTAATTCTCCATTTGATACTAACAGAACAGAACCACTTAGCTCACCATTATAAAATTCATCTTGAGAGTTATGTAGTGTTGTTATATTACCTACTAATGAAGGTGTAGTAACTGAGTAACTTTGGGTTATATTAAATATAGAAGGAGGGATTTGGTTTAATTGCTCATATATATATGTAAATGCTGTTGATGAAGAAATAAATGTATTACTACCTCCAATTAAAGAATCAAATAATTGAAATTCTTCACCAGCTACTTCTCCATCACTGTTTATGCTCCAATCAGAAGCAAAATCTATAACATTATCAGCTCCTATACTTGCTACTTGGGCTCTACTATGAGATTGTGGTTTTATTGATTCTGATGTAAATGATATTCCTAAATCATTATTTAAACTTCCTGAGTGGATTACAAAAGATGTACCTACTATATTTCTAGCAGATTCAGATATATATGTGGTTCCTAAATTGGTAAATGTTTGTATATTATCATAACTTCCTGTGTGGATACTAAAAGTGGTTCCATTACTATTTCTAGCAGATGAAGATACAAATGTAGTAGAACCTGCTATACCTTGAGATATACTACCTGTTCTAAATGTAAAAGGTTCATTGGTAACACTTGTTCTAATAGATGATGAATTAAAAGTTGTAGAACCAGCGGTACCTTGAGATATGCTACCAGTTCTAAGTACAAAAGATTCACCTGAAATAGTTGGTCTTGAGGATGCAGATATAAATGATGTAGATGAAGGATTAGTATTATCTGAAATAATTTTAAAATTAAAAGTAAGATTATTTGCTGAAGAGTTTTTAGAATAACCACCTGTAGTATCTATTACTAAGTATGTTACATTGCTTGTAGAACTTATAGGAGCTATGTTAGTTACTCCACCAAAATTATCTATAAAAGGGAACACATATTCATCAACTCCTTGAGACCCATCATCACTTGCACTTATATAAGCAGCAGTATTGTCAAAAAACCCTTGAGTACTTGCATTAAATTGAGAACTATTTAAAAGAAGTCTATTTGCAGGAATTGAACTATTAAAATCAAAATTACCACTCATGGATACATCAGTAAGTATAGAAGATGTTACTGCATTTATATTTAAAAATGAAAATCCAAATTGATCTACAATAGAACTTATTGAGGCGGAATTAACTTGGTTATTAACTCCACTACCCGAAAATATTGGGTTTGTAGTAGTAATATAACCTCCATTTGCAAATTCTTGGAAATTGGGAAGTTTATTGCTAGAAACATTAGTAATGTTAGGATTAGCTACAGACATTGTAGTAGCAGTACTAGTTCCTATAAAGAAACTTAGATTACCACTACCTGATACTGGAGTAATTACTGGGGATAATTCACCATTAATCCTAAAACCTGTATTACCGCTTCCTAAAACATCTACTGATGATGATGCAATTTGACTATCTACCCCACTGCCTGAAAATATTGGGTTTGTAGTTGTAATATAACCTCCATCTTTAAATTCTTGAAAGTTAGCCATATCACCTCCATCTACATTAGATGTATTAGTTCCTATAGTAAATCTTAGTGCACCTCCTATTTCTTGGTTAAATGTTATTGTACCACTTGCAGATACATCTGTAAGAATACTTGATGTAACAAATTCAGTTGATAAATTAGTTGATTGTATATCCGTAATCATTGATTTATCTGAATTCCCTTCAGAATAAATGTTAAATAAAGCTGTGCCCCCCGCACTCCCAGATATAAAAGTAAAATTAACATTTGTAGGTGGCTCTGATAAATTTGTATTTAGAGTATAAGTAGTTCTAAATTGAGTAGATGATAATATACTATGAATTTGAGATATACTTGTTCCACTAACGGTACCATCATTAAATAAATTTACAGGAGATAATGTATCTGTAGAGGTAACTTGAACAAAAGCATTATCAAATAAAGTTAATGGGTTAGCAGTAGGAGAATTAGTATTAAGTGTTGTAGCACTAAAAATAAATTGTGTAGTACTACTGTTATGAGTAGCTACACCACTACCTGATGCTATTAAAAGAGATCCTGATGGGTTTAGAAATATATCTGAGCTAGCAGAAATAAAAGATGAAACAGAAAAATCACTAAAATTAGCAAATACACTACCATCAACATTAGTATCTTGTGTAAGTAAATTAGTTGTATTATTATCAATAGGAGTACCAAGCCTTCCACTACCTGATACATTTGTAAAAATACTTCGTGTTGGGAATGTTGAAAATACCGAAACATTATCTATACTACTAATTGATGATGAATTAGTTAAAACATTTCCAGTAGGATTATTAAATATTGCTGGGGTTGATACTATAAACCCGTTATCAAATCCTGTAAAAGCAAGATTTTCTGTAGAATTAGATGTTATATTAGTAACATTAATTTGATTAATATTAAAAAGACTTAATGCATCAAAACTAGCTGAAACTACGGATGTAAGTCCAGGTTCTGATCCAGAATTAAATGAAAATGGTTCTAAAGTACCCCCAGATGAATTTATTTGAACATATAGATTAGGAGTAAATGCAGTAAAATATGGTAAACTAGAAGCATTTGTTATAGGAGGACCATCTGATCCTGATATAAAAGTTTCACCATTACTTAGACTTAATCCGGCTCCAGAACTAGCACTTACTGTAAAATTAGTAGTTAAGGAAGATGAGAAAAATTCTAAATCATAACTAATATTAAAAGGATTAAACATACCAGCGGCTCCACCACTAAAACTTTCTACTTGAACAGAACCAGAAAGTTCTGATTCATCTGAAGTTAATACTTGTGGTTGTGGGTATTTATTTCTTTCTAATAAATGTTGTTTTATTACTAAACCTGATGATAAACTTGTTCTTACAGGTATAAAATCCTTAATCATCTTAAATAATGAATTATCAAAGAATTTTATTAGTCTAACAAAATCTACTAAATCATATTGCTTAATATATTTTTTAAAATAATCTTCACTTAAATTATTTAAATCTGGGTAGTTGTTTCCTGAAAATCTTTGAGATGGATCACCTATATAATCACCAATATTAAAATGACCCATTTGCCCTATAATATCATCATTGATTTGGTTTTGTGGAGAAAATGCTACTTCTAAATAATTTATATTAGGTGTATATGATGCACTAGCTTCTACTATTTGTGATAATGGTCTAATAGGTGATAATACACTACCTGAAGGTATAGTATCATTTTCAGATCTTATTTTATCTGTAATTCTATTTTTTATACCTACTGCTGGTTGGTCTAAAAAGAGTGTTTCGGTATTTTTATAATATTGAGCAGATCCACTAAAATAAAAATTACTATCACTTGCAAAAGATGAAGTAGTAGTCCAAGAACCAGTTACTTGAGGATGAATAGAAGAACTAGTGGTAATATCTAATTCACTTCCTAAAGCTGCTCTAAATATTAATTGGTTAGGTGCACTATTAATTCCATTACCTTCAAAAGATAAAGGATTCATTACATAGTCTTTAAATACACTTTCACTTATTTGTGTGTTATAATATCTTATTTCTTGCAAAGATCCCGAAAAAGCTTTATAAGATGAAAAATCTGGAGAAGTATTTTGTTCTGCAAATATTGATCTTGTTGAGTCTTTCCAAT